CAAACTCTAATAACTTTTTTCTTTGTTCCTGCTCTAATTTTAATTTAGCTCCTTGATTTGCTATATCTTGCGCGAGGGCAGCATCTGCAAAAGCTTTTCCTTTAGCTGCTTCTGCTTTTAATTCACCAGCAACTTTTGGGTCTTCTTTACCTTCCATTAATGCCATTAACGCAGATATATCCATTCCGGTAGCCTGTGATAATTGTTGTTTAGCAAATGGATTCATTGCACCGATATCCATGCCACCCAACGCGGATTTAAGAGCAGCTGCACCTCCTGCTTGGTCACCTGCCATTAATTTAGCTCTTACTTCGGAAAGATTTACATTTTTACCCAACATTGAGGATAAACTCATTTCCGCTTTAATACTATCTTTATAGTTCAATACCATCGTATCTGATGCCTTCATCATTGATGACATGGATACACTCATTTTAGATAGTAAAACTGCCTGTTTTGCAAAACTATCAGCAGTACCATTACTGAATTTATATATATCTTCTCCCGCTTCTTTAATTTGATTGAAGATTACTTGAGGTGCTATATCATTTATTTTAGCAAACTCGGTAAAACCTGCTATTAAATTTTGAGCCATTTCAGCTGATGTATTTCCCATCGTCTGAAATAACTTTGTCATATTCATAACATCCTCATCACTTCCACTTAAATGATACGCTAAACCTTGTGCGTTTTCAGATAATTGAAAACTTTGTTTAATTCCCAAACCAAATACAGAAGTGAATTTACCTACTCCTTCTAGTATTTGTTTTGTACCAGAACCGATTGCTTTTAAGGCTCTTTCTGAAATTGTTGCATATTTTTCTATAAATGAGATACCAGAAGCTGATATTGCTTTTCTTTTTTCTAATTCAGCATCTAATGTTTCTTTTTGTTGGTCTAATTGGAATTGCAATGCATCTTTTCTTAAACCCATCTCATAATCAACTTCCTCTTTTACTAATGATTGTTCGAATGAAAGAGTATCTTTAGCAAATCCTGTTTTTAAGTTAAAAACCTCTTGTGTAAGTTGTTGTTGTAATTGTAATGGTTTTACATACGCATACTTTGCATCTATTTTTCTAAATTCTTCAGTGCCTTCTAAACTTGCTCTAGTTGAGGCTACACCATCAGGACCCATCATGTTACCTGCTTTGCCTGTTGCCATTTTTACACCAGCCAACATTTTAGCCATTCCACCACTATTCCAAAAATCATAAACCATTTTTAGACCACTAATCACAGCTCCAACTGGTCCAGCTGCTCTTAATAGCATACCTCCAGCCGAACCTAATCCTGATGCGGCTTTACCCAACATACCACCTGTTCCTCCTCCTCCCTTTATACCAGCTAATCCTTTTTTGAATCCATCAAAATTTGCTTTACCCATAAGTTTTCCAGCTACACCCATGGTTTTTTTACCAAAGATGTCGTTCATAGAATCCATAGCATTGGATACTGCTTTTCTATCCTTTGATTCTGTTTTCTTTGCAGAGGCTTCTTTCTTTTTATTTTTCCGGTCTAATTCTTGTGTTTTTGCGAATCCGGCAAAAGAATCCGCTAATTTTTCTGCTACTTTTGAAAAATTGTCAACGGTTGTTTGAAAAGTAGCTATACTTCTTTCTTGGGTATTATCTAAATTTTCTTCTTTGCGACTCTTTGCCATAATTAACTAATGTATAATTACATATAAATATACATAATACTATTTTCTACGTGTTTTAGAAGAAGATGCAGTTGCTTTTTTAGTCGCATTTTCATATAATTTAGCTTCAGCGTTCTTACTATTAAGTAATTCGTTCCAATAAAATTCTCTTAATTTAGTGGGCATAAAATAGACGTCATGCCAAGTAAACCCGCCATTTGAGTTATAGATTAATGAAAATATCTGTTTGTGTAAACTTACAGAGTGATTAGTCGGTAGGGTAAAAAAAGTCGAGTCCTATTGGTACTCGAAGAGCCTCCTTCTCTCCTGTAAACGGTGATTCATAATCAAAACTTAAATCTATATCTGGAGTAATTTTTTGTATATATTTTCGTAATGCTCTAGAATCAGCTGCTCTCAACTGATTTACAACAAAATTACTAATAAAACCTAAATCTCTATTACCATCCACTTCTAAAATAAGTCTTCTTAAACGTGTAGTAACTTCTTTTCCTTCTTTTAAAGTTTTTTCAAATGCTTCAATATCTTTATTGATTGCCACTTCATCACCATGTGTCAATAATTTAAACTTAATTGATGTTTTTGATTGTGGTAATGTGAATTGGTATTCGTTTTCTCTGTTAAGTAAATTTTCATCAACTTCTTTAATTGATAATTTACTCATGTCAACTTTAGTTTGAACTGGTTCGTTCTCTCCTGGATCGGTTACCGTAATATTGTATTCTGGCCCATACGCCAATACTCTAGTTGCTATTAAAATTGCGTTCTTATCGCCTATTAGTAAATCAGAAAGAGATACGCCAGGTTCTACGATTATCGATTCTAATAATTTGTCAATCACTATACCCTTACGGATAAGATTTGTAGAAGTAAGAATATCTTCTTCTTTGGCTGTCATCAGTTTAACCGTAATCTCACCTTTTGCTAATGGACTATTTTCAGGATATACTAATCCTTTAGATGGTAAACTAATAATTTCCGTTGGGAATGGGTAGGATTTTTGTTGTTGATAAACAGGATTAGAATTTAATCCTCTACTAACTGCTTGTTCGGTAATTTCTTCCATAATAATAACATTTTGTTTAATTATAAGTATATGTAAAACAAAAAAATGGGATGTATTTCTACACCCCATATTAAATTATTTTAAAATACTATTTTAACTACCAACCAGGATAACCCCTTTGAGCTAATTCCTGTGTAACCTCATGATACTTCTCCTCACTCACTACACCATTCCAAAAACACCAATCATAATTGGTCTTATGGGGGTCATTATGTCCATTGAACTCCGCAGTAGAAATCAACAAATCACAATACTCACTTACACTCATGCCAGCAATTTCTTCAGTTTCCATATCTTATTTATTTATTTGTTAGTATTCAATTAAGGAAATTGGAACGATAAACACACCACCACTCTTTACACTTAAAGTAGCCTTTGTTCGATTAATTTTATTAACCCACAAATCTTTACCTCGCAATTTCGGGTGATTAACCGTAACTTGCATACCCACACTTAAACCCACTTTCTTTTGAAGTGATTCGATATTGCGTTTTTGTTTGATTAACTCAACAACAATCTGATTGATGTTACGCAATTCTGATACTGACAATTTTGATAATTCTGAAATGTTCATAACTTTTAGATTTTAGATTTTAAATGTTTAACTCTTATTACATAGTAAAGGTAATACATTCTGCTATAAAAGTCAAGTCTTTTTTCAATTATTTTTTAAATTTATAATGGTTCTAAATAAGACATAAAAAAAGGGATAGAAATCTACCCCTTTTTAATTATTTTAAAGTTTACAATTAAAGATTAGTATTCAAGAATTGCGTAATCATAAGTTAAAGTTAATTCTATCGATAGTGGGTCGTTTGAAGCCCAATCCAATTCACCAAAGTTTGCTTGTGTAATGAATGCTCCTTTCAAAGTCCATTGTTCAATCTTATCACCTACTGGTCCTAATAAGAAGAAGTTAATATCTTTCTTATAGAATGCCGCGTATCCATCTCTACCTGTTAGAGATTCGTGTGAACTTCTAACCCACTCCATTACTTGCTGTGCTCCAGATGGAACGATTGGGTCATAAAGAGAGATAGTAATATCATCCCAAGTGGATTTACCCTTAATCTTTCTTTTTACGTTGATGTGGTCTAGTTCAACTATTTCCGATGTGAAAGTTGGTCTACTAGCCGTTTTGATGATGTATGATTCAATACCATTGATTTCCATAATAAATCTATTCCCCAATTTGGGTTCAAAATTTCTGTAGAACATCTTGTCAAACTCTAATATTTCTGGCATCTTTTTTTTATTTAATTGTTTCTAATATAAATATCTAATTTCTAAATTATCCGTTAAAACTTGCTCCAGTTGGTAAGATGTTGAAATCAATTTGAATGAATTCAGCGGTTTTAGTCGGTTGTAAGAAGATAGCTCCTGCTAATATGTTTCTATCAATTACATCAGGCGTATTGTTAGTATCATCCATCACTACTCTAAACGCGTAAAGTCCTTGTCTCTGTTGGATGCTATCCAAATATGGATTAACAATGTTTAAGAATCTGTTTCTAGTTTCAGAAGTATTTTGTTCAAACACTAAATATCTAGATGAAGATGCGATATACTTTCTAACAGTCAACAACAATCTTCTTACGTTGATTCTATCCAATGCAGATGGTCTATCTTGCAATGTTTTTTGTCCGAATACTACAATTCCTTGTCCAGGGAACTGAACGATTGGGTTTACTTTGTTTTCGTATAATGAATCTTTTTCGGATTGAGTTAAACGATTTTGAACACTTACTGCTCCAATTAAACCACCTCTATTCAAACCTGCTGGTGCAAACCATTCAGCTGCTACTCTATCGTTAGCCGCAAATACCCCAGGCAATAATACTGATGGTGGTACTGCGATTAGTTTGTTAGTGTTAACATCGATTGTTTTAACCCAAGGGTAGTAAGTTGCTACCATATTTGAATCGATTGATTGTGCTTCTGTATTTGCTTGTCCAATTGAATCACCATAAGCGGTTGTATCCAAAATGTAGAAACAATCATTTCGTTGCTCAACCATATCCAATACTGAAGTTGCTACTGAAGAGTGTAATCGTTTGATAACACCTGGAGTTACAACCATATTGATGTCAAATTCATCTACATTTGATAATGCCGCGATATGTTTAGCGTATGCTGCTGAACCACTAGCATTTACTGTTGATAAGTTAAATCCTTGTGAGTTTCCTGCTGAAATATCTGCTCCTGTCAATATTGGAGTTGCTGGATTCATACCATCAAATCCTTCTTGGAATCCTACAATGAATTGTGCCGAAGTTGAACCTACTGCTAATGTACCACCATTTGATGCATCTAATCCAAATACAGAGTTAGAACCTACACCTGCTCCAGTCGGAATTGGCTTTAAGTAGATATTGTTATCAGTATTACCATCTAAATTGATACCACCATATTGTGTTGCCGATGAAGTTAAGAATGTTACTGCAGGAATCAATGCTCCAACTGCTGCCGATGCGGATACTGGTAAAGTATACGCTGCGTGTCCGAATGGAACTGCTTGTACGGGAGCCGATGTATTTAAGTTAGCAATTCTAACATATTTTGAATTACTTACCCAATCTCCAGATTCAGATATTTTACCCTCTGAATCAATTGATAATTTTCTATCACCGATTACTCTACTAATATAGTTAGGAGAATTAGGGTCTAAATTTACATTTGAATAAGTTTCTAATACTACTTTTTTCTTATTTGTATCACCAAATTCTCTTACAACTACGGTGAATGTACCATAATCAGTACCATTTACAGAACCTGCTGCTTTAATATTTGTGATACCAATTTTTACTTTAGTATTTGCCGCATTACCTGCTCCGATTGTTTCAAATTGGAATAAGTTATATCTATCACCAGAGATTACTTGAGATGTAATCATTGGTGTTAACGCCTCTTGCGCATCAAATGTAAAAAGTTGGTCACCCAATACAGTTACTGAAGAAGATGCACTGGAATTAAATGTTATAGAAGAATTTTTAAAGAATCCATACACATAAGGGTCTTTAGAACCAAACGCAGATGTTCCAAATACTGCTTCAATATCGTTTGTATCGGTTACATCCAAAGAAGCAGATAGGTTTAATCCACTACCTCTTAATACGAAATCACCTGCTCCTGCATTAGAAGAAGTTAATTGTGCGTCTGCAAAACCTCCGTTTGCACTTCCTGAAGTATTGAATAAGATACCTAAAGATGCTGATACAGCTCCTGAAGTTGCAGTTAATAATAAAGGTGCTACTTCGGTATATCCTCCAACACCCCCAACTCTACAAATTGTAGCAGTTCCTGCCTCTCTTAAATAATTTTGTACGGCTAAAGGAGTAAGATATGTGCCATCTGCTGCTCCAAATAATTTTTCAAATTCTGCCTGTGAATTTACGATTGTAGGTACCAATGGTCCTTCTTTGAAAGGTCCGATAAATGCTGCTCCAATATCTGCTACCCCTTGCTGTAAGAATGAAAGGTCATTTTCTTTTGTAAATACACCTGGTGATACTATTTTGTCTGCCATTTTATATACTAATTTAAAATTTTATTATCTCATTATAAATATAAACTTTTATTTCAAAACAACAATTATTACTTTAATGTTGTTGAGAAATGATTATATACCTGCGCTACTGATGTAGAATTCTGTAATACATTGTAGAATAATACGGCTTGGATACCTCCATTCCAAAATGTTGTTCTTGCACTATTACATCCAATTGTTACAAAGTTAGTAGAAGATGGAGCAGTAAATGCTGATGAAGTGAATGTTCCTACTGAACTACCATCAACGTATATGGTACAAGTACCTGATGGTTGGAATGCTGCTGAAATTAAATAGTTTACCCCACTCGTTAATGATGTGGTTAATTGTGCACTATTTCCTAATGAACTACCATAAAACTTAACTCTATTTAATGTAGAATTATCAGTAGATTCGATTGCTAACCCATAAAATCCAGCATAATCAAAAATATGTCGCGATGCTACACCCAATGTTGTAGTTGGTCTAATCCAAACGTGGATTGTACCAGTATTTGTATTAAATTGTGAATATCCACCATTAATGTTAGTTGTCGTATCTTTGTAGAAGAATTGGTTAGTTCCGTTAAATGTTACAAATGATGCTTTCTTATTTGCACCATTTGTAGATGTTGGATTACCACCCGTAATTCCCGCATCGTTTATAACACCTGCAGGTCTAACACCTGTATTATATCCACTCAAATCTAACCAGTCTGCTGCTGCAGAACCTGAATTATAAGATGCCGTTTTATATTGGTCAACATATAATCTTAATCCTGAAGATGGAATATATGGTTGTGTAGTTGTTCCTTTGTTATGAGATATGATACCGTTTGCCAAATAAACGTCAGCATTTTCCACATTAAGTGTTACGATTTCAACATCTTCAATTATTACTTCAATATCAGTAATTTCTACCTCATTTAAACCAGTTACCGAATCGTATGTTACTACTAAATCACCAATTAATACATCTTCGATATTCTTAAAACGATATTTTTCGATTTCAGAATCCCAAACCCAAAGAGGGTGAGTTCCAGTTGCTTTTATCAATCCACCATTTAAATCGTAATATCCACTTGCAAAGTTAAATACAATATCTGCTACATTTACTTCTTGATATGAACCAGATTGATTTTCTAACATATAGAATCTCCAATCAACTTGGTCTGATTCTGGATCCTGGTCTTCATCAGGTAAACCATCAGGTACCCATGCTTTAATAGTATCACCTACTGAAAGGTCTTCTACATTTACAAGAGTTCCATCTGCTTTAGTTATTTTTGTTCCAAATAGTAAACAGAAATCTGGTTGGTTAATTGTATTATAAACATCTACTGCAAATAGGGTTTTGGTAGATGGTGTGTTATATCCAGTTGCTGCCAAATTATAACCATCGGCATAATTTAAAGTCAATACTGAAGATGCTTCCGAATATGTTGATTGTGCAATAGATGCAGGTGTAATTGGAAATGACGGAGATGCACCTAATGTTGGAGAACCTACTGAAAAGTTTGCGTTATTAAAAGATGCAGTATAATTTGCAGCTACACTACCTACTTTCGAACCATGTAATGAACCCGCTGTCCCAAATGAGAATGTTGCGGTTTCTGTTGTAGATTCTACTATATAAGTAAAAGTTGGCAAATTTGGCGTTACGGAGTCTATTGCGAATGAAGTTAGTGAACTATTCGAAGCTCCACCTGATAACCCTCCCAATGAAACTGCTCCGGCTCTGTTTGAACCACTAACCGCTCTAAATAAATTTCCTAATGATAAATTAGTTCTTGGCATATTCGTATGTATTATTCTCCGTTATAAATATCTAAAAGTTTTTCTTTCCATACTTCTTTGTTTGAAAAGTGGTTTATCATCCAACTTTTAAGTTTTTCAAATTCTGTTTTACGGGTTTCGTAATCATCGTTACAAATCGTTTGGTAGGTCTGCTTAAATGTTTCCGCATCACTAGCTTTGTATTTGTAGTCAAGTGGAACATGCCAGTCTTCATGTAATATGGGAAGCTTACCCCAATCCACTGCCTCAAATATACCGTATCCGAAGGGTTCGTACTCAAAACAAGAATGAGAGATTCCCCAATCAAGTCCATAGAACCTTTCTTTAAATTTGTAATCAAATTTGTAAACCTTTGACTTTTCGAATTTGAAGCCATATTTCTTTTTATAGTATTTGTTGAATGTTTCTGAATTTGTAGAAATAAATCCACCCAA